CTCGTTGATCCCATCATACACTTGCCAATAACTCTACTACCTAATCTTAACGTAGTTTTTGTAACCCTCCAATTGTTAAGTATGTTTTCTGGCTTTTCCCATTTACCTGCTTCATCATGTACAAGGAGCATAAGCTTTTCACCGTCATAGGAGTTATCTCCAGTATTTTTCCAGTCGATTGTTGTATCGAGTCCAACCATTTCTTCAAGCCGTTCATTTGCTTCAAGTTTTTTTCTTGTAAATTTTGACGCTGGTACCCTGTATGCAAGCTCTGTTTTTGGTCTGTCCATACCGTCTTGAATCGGTTTGAAGAAAAACGGGTAGTTGACCGATATGGGTACAATTTTGTCTGTAAACATTTTCTTAGCATC